TCAGCCCTTCAACAGCTTGTCGTAGTCCACGACCTGGGCGGCCGGGACACCGATGCCAAGGTTCAACGGACTGGCCGCCGTCGCCTGCTCCAGAAGCATGCGCTTGTTCTCGCCGAGCAGGATGGAATCCGCCTTGGACTCCCATTCTTGCAGGCGCTTCAGCGCTTCAGCTTCGTACACGCCGTTCTGCATGTCGAGGCTGTCGACGAACGGCTTGCTGTTCTCGATGAAGGACTCGATCTCGCCGAGCTTCATGCCGTAATCCTTGACCACGAACTCCAACGCTTGATCGAAGAGCTCGCGTTCATCCGTGCCACCATGCAGGATTGCCTTGGCTGCTCGCATCATGGAGTGCGAGGCCATGATCATCTCGCGCCGGTCGGACTGTGCTTGCACCTCATTGCGCAGGTCCTCGATCACAGTGCCGGTGACCTCGTAGTACTTGTTCGCGGCGCGCAGGTGAGCTTCAAGCTGCATCTTCAGCGGCACGTACGTCTCATTCGTGAGCTGCTCCATGCGCATGGCTTGACGGGACTGCACCGTCAAGACCGCGTTGTTCCCCTTTTCCTTGGCGATCTTGGCCATCGCCATGGACTTCTCGTACTGCGTGGTGCCTTTGTTGATTTTCTCTTCGAGGACCTTGATCTGACCGCGGAGCTTGTCGCGCGTCTTGCCGACGACCTCACGCTTGTCCTCGAGCGAGTCGATGTACGAGCGCATGATGCCGATTGGGTCGATCTCCACGAACCAGCCCGTGACCTTGCGCATCGCGGACTTGAACATGTACGACACGAGCGTCAGGAACTTCTTGTTCGTGAGCACGTACAACAGGGCTGCCAGCACCGCGCACAGGACCACCACCGCGATAGTGTGCCCCAGCAGGACCGTGAGGCCCTTCATGAAGGTGATGAGCGTCGGCAGGGCGAAGAACAAACCCACGGCCGCACCGCCCAGCACCAGCATGCCGGTGGTGCCTTCGGGACGCGACCAGAACGAGCGGGTGGCGTTTGGATCGGTGGTAGATGGAAGCATCGTTCTCTCCAGAACTTCAGGTTAGGGTGGACATGACCGCGGACTTCTGCCCTTCGAGCTCGCCGCGAACGAGAACGAGTGCCGCCTCGAACTGCTGCTGAGAGGTCGTGAACTTGGTGCTCTCGGCGGTGGCGTTCGCCTGCAGCTCGGCGATGCGTGCGTTGTTCTTGACGATGAGCTCCTGCAGCTGCTGGATCTGTTGCGTCATCGCCTGGATCTGCGCGTTCGCCGTGTTGTTCGACTGAGGCAGCGATGACAGCTCGGCCTCAATGGCGCCCAGTGCCTCGCGGCGCTGACGTTCCAGCGCCTGCATGAACTGCATCTTCTGCGCCTCGAGGTCCGCCACGTGTACATCGATCGCACCGACGACCTCGCGCAGTCCTCGACCTTCGCCACTGACCGTGGCGTACGCGGCCTTCAACCGCGTGGTTGGATCAGGAATGATGTTCGCAAGCTTGTCGGCTGCCGCGAGCAGTGACGTGAACGCCGTTGGTCGGTTCTTGATGGCAGCACGCAGGGCATCCGCGAAGGGGTTTTGCGCGGGCGTCATCACCCCAGCTGATGGTGCGCTCGTGCTAGCCCCAAGCGGGGTGCCAGGCGCAGGAATTGGCGTCTGCCCTGGCGTCGACTTCGGCTTCGACTCGTCGACGAAGAGCGCGCTGCTGATCTTGCTCCACACCATGATGGTTCCTCAGTTCGCGGGACGCAGCTGGATGCCGGTGTCACGTTTGGTCTCGAAGGTCTGACGTGCCTTGTCGGTCGTGACGATCGTGCACATCTTCTGCAGGTCCGTCTTAGGGTACCCGGCGAGCTTCAACCAGAACCCGCCCCACACGTACCCCAAGTTCGTCTCGTAAGTGCGGCACTGATCGAGCAGCGCTGTTTGCGCCGTCCTGAACTCGTTCCTGAAGGCCTCCATGGCCTGTTGGATCCTGGTGTACACCGAGCTGTCGATCTGCGGGTTCTGTTCCTGGATCCACTGGAACACGGCCTGCGAACCGTTCTCACCGTACCTGCCCTGCAGCGCCGCGGTGAAGACCTCCTTGATGTCGTCACGCATCATGGCCGGAACCTGTGCGATCTCCATGACCTTCTGCGTGCCGTTCGCGTACACGTTCTCGTTGTCTTGGTACTTGGCCTTGATCGAAACCTCGGCGCGGTTGCCGTAGTTCGCGGCACTGATGTACGAGAACACGAGCACGGCGCCGATGGCGACGAGCGCGATGATCAGGATGATGGAAGCGCTGATCGCGCCACGTTGGTTCTTCATTTGGACCTCATGATGGCGACGATGTTGCGCTTGGAGTTCCGCTCGGTAGTGACCGAGTCGGCCCCGAACTTGGAGCACCCGACGGAGGAGATGTACGACTGCAGCTGATCGAGCGTGCGGCCGCGCGGGGGCTTGAACTCGAGAACCTCGCCGACTGGCATGTTCTCGATCTGCTCTCGGATGGCGGTTCCTTCTTGACCCCAGGAGTGTCGAACTCCTCTGGGCTTGAAGTTCCCCTTCGTGTCAAATGAAAGGGCGAACGATGGGTGATCCTTCTGGATCGCCCTCAACATAGCCTCGACCTTCTTCAGGTTCGTGAGATGCAGTTCCCGCACTGTACAGCCTCCAGGTTGCCGTTGATGAGTCGGCGTAGGGTCATTGTACGACCCTCGCCATCGAAACACCGATCCGTTTTTGGTTCAGCGCCGTCGAGCCCCGGCGACACGAGAGGCCCACCAGGCACCTCCACCGTAGCCGACACAGAGCATAACAGCGAGAGTCATCAGCAACCACTCGGGTGGGCTGATGGCATCGGCGAGGTACTCGAACTCGGCCATCTGCCGACGCTCGAACGAGGAGCTGATGTGTTGGCTGGCGAGCTGCAGCACGCGTGCCCGGTCGATGACACCGAGGCGCTGAACATCATCCCGGAGTTGGACCTTGAAGAGCTCGCTACGGGACCAGGACAGAACGTCCACCCACGAGATACGTTGACCATCCGCTGAACCGATCACGAGCACGACATCGTTCTTGTTCGCGCCTTCCCAGGCTTCGAGCAAGGCGTGCGCGTACCGTGGATCCTCCGTACGAGCAACGACCACGATCAGGTTCACCTGCTTCTTCGGCCCGAGCTCACGTAGCAGCATGCCGATCTCGCGGTTCCAGGTGCCAGCGTCGTCGAACTTGAACCCGACCTGTACGAACCTGTCGATGCGGTACAGGTCGTAGATCTGATCGGGGTACGGTGGCAGCATGCTCGCGAAAGAGGCTGCTGCGCCTGTGAACCTAAAGAGGCTCTCAGGAACCGCTTGCACGTAATTCGTGTACGAGCTGCGCTTGGAGACAGGGTCACCAGGCTGGATGCTCTCGTACCGTGCCGGGTTGGGTGTGTTCCAAACAGAGCGCGATGTTGTGTCACGGCTGTCGATCGTGAAGCGCCCCAGCGTCGTGTTGCAGTACCAGTGCACCGTGTACCGGTCCTCGTAGCATGTGTCGCATACTCGAGAGCAGGTTCGGTTTTGTCCAGATCCTCGGCATTCATCACGGCAGCGACAGTCGTACGAGCGCTCGTACTCCCCATGCACTCGTTCCTTGGAGGCCACTTGGCCGTTCCAGATCTCAACGTCGCTGACCGCCGAGGTCTGCGAAATCCCAAAGACCAGCGCCACCAGCACAATACCTGGTAGGGCGAACAATGGGATCGCGATCAGGCTCTGGTACTTGCCCATTGAGCGGGCCAAGGACTCACGAGCATACAGTTTGACCAGCGCGGCGCCAATGATTGGCAGCGCGAGAAAGAACCAGAGAGTGGCGTTCATTGATGCGCAATCAGTACGGCCCCACGGCCGGCAAGGGCTTCTTCAGGCGGCTTGTGCGTGACCCAAAAGGTCACGAGACGAATCTGTCCTTCCTGCATCAAATCAAAGATGAACACGTGCGAGCTGATCATCGCGGCAGCCTTGTGCCCACGACCTTGATCGAGTCGCCTGATGATCGAGCGCATCGCGACCTCGAAGGCTCCAAGGGCCTTCATCTGCTCGGCTGCCCGGATATTGAAGCGCTCGATGAAGTGCGATGACAAGTACAACCTGCAGTTCACCTCATCGGCGAGCTTGTATGCTCGATCGAAGGTGCGTTTCCTGGCTTCCTGAACTTGAGAGGGTGTCATTGGCCTGTCGCCAGTTTGAGCACCGTGAGCCGCTCTAGCTCAGCCCGTACCGCGTACAGGCGCTTGAGCAGCTCCTCGTGCTTGGTTGGATCTTGTGCCGCCCAGGTCTGCATCTTGATGATGTCCTCGCGGAGCTCATCGTAAACGCTGGCCATCAGTCCTTCTCCTTGGACAAGAACTGGTTGCTGATGGCCTTGAAGCTGAACTGGCCGTCGATCCGCTTGAACACCAGGCCTTCACGAACTGAGTGAGTCAGGCTTGGACCTTCGGCGAAGGCCAGCAGCTCCTTGACGTTCGTGATGCCGAGCTCGTCGAGCGTCACGTTGTTGTGGAGCTTCGGCACGTGCTGCACGAGGTTGGGGTTGGCGCCTTCGCGGTACAGCTTGAGCACGAACTCCTTGCGCTCTTCAGGAGTCAGGTATGTCCCCTTGTCCAGGTTCTGCACGTCGAAGATGAAGAGCTGGTGGACCTTCAGGTTCTCACGGTTGCCTTGGATGCCGGGGCCCATCAGCTCACCTTGCACTGCGAAGCTGCCTTCACCGTCTCGAGCCAGATCTTCGAGTACACCAAGCAGGCCGCTCTTCAGCGCGACGCTGATGAACGTGTTGTCGGCGTTGGCCTCGTTAACCTTCAGCTGCAGGTTGCGGCTGCACACGCCGGCCTCGATCTCGTTGATGCCGGCACGGGCGAAGACGGTCATGCTGCTGCCGTCCATCTTGAGCGTGACCTCGTAGCGGGCGTTGCGGTCGGCCTTGGCGCTCTTGACCTTCATCCACACTCCGTCGACTTGCTTGAGGATGCCCTTTTCACTCAGAGACGTGAGAGCCTCGGGCAGCAGGGGAGCGACATCGAACGGCTCCATCGTGTCCTCGTACCCGAAGATCTCGGGCACCAGGTTCTGGCAGCGCTCCTGGTCCGTCTTGCGGATGAAGCTCGGGAACAGGCCTTCGGCTTGACCGGCCAGCTCGGCGGGCAGCGGCTGCTCCCACTTCTTGATGCCCAGCAGCGGGGCGAAGTCCTCGTTGCGCAGCTCCGCGTAGTCGTTTTCGCAGAAGTACCCGTCACACGCACGGCTCAGCGCGAAGTTCACGATCTCAGGGAACATGTCGATCTTGGCGATGAAGCCTTGGCTCACCTGACCGCGCAGCTTGACGGTGCGCAGGCGGTGACCAAGCACGCCCTCGAAGGTGCGACCTTGCTTGTCGACCAGGAACTGCCACGCGGGATGGCCGGTCGGCAGGAAGCTGTCGATCTCGAAGTACACGCAGTAGCTACCAGGCAGGAACTCGCCTTTCTTGGTGACGACCTGCCAGCCTTCGATGGTGGCGACCTCGATGGCGTCGGCCCCCTCGATCGGGTCGACGCGGTCGATCTTGCGAACGGTGACGAGCTTGCGCTTGATGTCCATGGTGGCTCCTTTCAGCTCATTGTACCTTCGTTCGCGTCGCGCGCTACCTCACACCGCCAGCACTCGACCTGCGAGCCGTCGTCCATCAGGAACGCCAGGTTCGGGGTGTGATCATGCACGCAGACGCTTTGCGGCACCCCGATCTTCTTGCCGCTCTTGAACGGCTTGCCGCTGCGCTTGACGATCGGCACGCCGACCATCGCATGCCAGCGCTGTACAGCTTCAGGGGTTGAGTGCTTTTGATGCATTGGATTTTTCCCGCAGGCGCTCCGCGTACTTTCGCGCCCGCTCTTGGTTGATCAGCTCAGGATGGGCGCGCATGAAGGCCATGTCGCTCTTCGACATGTTCGAGCCGCGTTGCCCGTTGCAGAGCTCGCAGCCAGGCCGAAGGTTCTCGACGGCGTCAACGCCGCCCATAGAACGAGGGATGATGTGGTCTCTCGTCATCATGACGATCCGACTGTATGCTGGGTTCTTCTTGCTGGCCGGGATGTGCTTGGTGGCGAACAGGTCAAGCACCGGCTTCGAGATCTTGTCGTTCTTGCCCTTGGCTGCCACCCAGCGATCGGCCTGGCACCCGCACTTCCAGCACTTGATGGGGCTGGCGCGAAAGTGCTGGAAGAGCTCGATGCCACTCGCGAGCGAGACCTCTCGGCCGGCGATGATGCGCGAGTGCTTTGGCAGCTCAGCAAGCTGAAAGCCCTCTTCGAGGGAGAGCTCCTTGTAGAAGATCAGCACTTGACGGCACCTTCTAACAGGTCCCTGACGCGCCCTAGCAGCACGTCCTTCTCGTGGTTCGTGCCATGCGCCAGCAATGTCTGCACGGTTTCACGCAGATCGCGGAAGTCACGGGCCGGCATCGTGAACAGCAGGTCGAGACCTCCCATCTCGCAGTACTCGAGGCGGTCCTGGCGCATCACCGTCATGCGCGGCTCGTTGCGCTCGTCCATGTGACCGATCAGCTCGAGCCGCGGCTCGGTCTTGGCTGGCGTCTCGCACTGGTGGAAGGCCGCCATGTGCTCGCTCTTGAAGTCCTTGAGGCACCGCACACAGCGGTGGATCTGGGCCCGTGACCAGTTCGATGCCGGCCGGCTGGTGTACTGGTTCATGCGCCCACCGACATGCGGAACACGTTGCCGGTCTCGGCCTTGACCCAGCCGTACGGGTCGTTCATCGGGTACGTCGTGTCGACGAACTGGTCAGCCTTGAGCATCGCGGCCTCGCGGCAGCAGGCCTGGCAGATGAACTCGTTGCACCCGAACTTGAAGACGAAGGTTTCCATGGATTCGCACCGTGGTTGACTGTGAAGGCATTCTACACCGTTCTAGACTTAAAATGTAACGCGTTACACAGGCAGTAGGCCTAAATACGCGATGATTGCCTTGAAGCATGAAGCTGTACGACTTTTCACTGTACGCGCGTCGTCGAGACGAACGCCGGGCCGCTGAGCAGGTCGAACAGCTCGTTCCCAGGCTCCATGAGCCTGGCATTGTGATTGAGCTTAAATTGAGAGTTCAAGGGTGGATGGAGCTCCACCAAGAGATCACGAAGCTCGTCAAAAGCGGGTAAAAGAAAGTCGCTGCGGCGATGAGCTCGTGAAAGAAAAGTGCAGGCGGTAATCGAAAGTTCAAGAAACTTCAATTTCGTAACTAAAATTACAGGCGCCTGCACTTCCAGCCTTTGCACGGTCCACGAGTGAAAGCTCTTCCTGAGATTAGGAAGAGCGCGCTGCCGTGAGGCAGACCATGTTCCTCGCAAAATTTCTTAAACCCACCGAAAACCCGTGTTACCTCTCCGTCAGGCGACGTAAACTCAAACCAACGCGCTCTTCCGTTCAGTGATCCAGAAACATCAGCGTGATTAGCCGCGATCTTTAACCTTGCTTCATTGGTATGACCTTTGCCATACAGAGGATGAAGCTCCTTAGAAACGTCCCTACCAAAGCAGCCGTTTTTGGCCGCCACGGATTGGTTCACGTACAAGATCGATCGCACAACATTTAGCTGCAGTTGAAGTCGACGTTCAGCTGCCAGCGCTTCGGATCTGGATTTGTACTCTGCTCGAAGCCACCGAGTCTTGAAAAGATGAGGGTTGTTCTTCAGCTCTTCTACCCATAATCGACAATACCGCCGAGATCTAACCGAACCCCGATACCCGAGTTCAAGCCTTCTCTGGCTAGTGCTCCCGATGTAGAAAGGCGGCAGTTTGTTTCCACGGTAAGATGTCAAATAGACCCTGTAAATAGTCATAACACTTCCAATCTCGAGTACTATTTATGCTCATCCGTGTCGCCTCTGATCTCCATCTAGAAGCCTTCTATGGAAGGGACATGGAATCACTCTTTGTGGATTTCATGCCACGCGACCCTAGAGATGATGGAGCTGTGTTGGTCCTTGCTGGGGACATAAGCTCAGATCCAAATCAACTGATCGGATTTTTGCTAGCTGTAGAAAAACGGTTCAAGCACGTGGTCTACGTTGGAGGCAACCATGAGGCCTACCGACACAACTTTGATGCCTGGAACCTAGAGATGCGTCAGCGTTTCGACAGCCACCTGACTAAAACTAATGCTGCTGTCTTGAACGAGGTTCGACAAGTCGTAATTGACGGAACTAGGTTCATTTTTGGAACACTCTGGGGCGACGGCGGGCCCACTCTAGATGATAGAGGCAAGGTTGGATTTTATTTGAACGATTTTCGCCTGATCACGCGTGATGGCCAGCGGCGCTTTACTGTTGACGACATGATGAATGAGTTTAAGGCTCAGAAGGTGGTTCTTCAATCGCACTTAAATCAACCACATGATGGCAAAACCGTAGTTGTTACACACCACCTACCGTCTCGCCGCCTCGTGTCTGCGAGATTTTGGCCTATGGATGGGTCTGACGGTGCAAACGGCGGATTCGTCGGTCAATGTGACGACATTCTCGCCAAGACAGAAACTGCTCCATCCCTGTGGATTCATGGACACACGCACGACACCATTGATACTGAACTTTGGAAAACACGAATCGTCTGCAACCCTGCTGGGTATCGCGGCGAGTGGTTTTCTAAGGTGAATACGTTCATGCAGGTTGGAAAGGATGGGCCTAGAACCGTCCCATTCTTCGTGGAGCTCTGATGGGCGACGTTGTCGAGCTCAGCTCCTGGCGGCCTAAGAAGCCCACAATTGAGGAGCTAGCCGTCAAGTCGACGGAGTTGATCTTGGCGGACTGGGAGCGTTTCGCCAAGATCAACCGGCTGAACGACTATTTCAAGAACTCGCTGAGCTCGATTGCCAAGGATGAAAGCTACCTGACCGACTTGAACGCGCTGGCGGTGATGGAGCTCAAGATGGGGATCTGGCCTGTGGTGTACTTTCCGAACACCACGAATCCGAGGCAGCACGGGTGGGTTGTGACCTTCGAGCTCGGCAAGGTCAAGATCTCGACTCCAGAGATGGCGACCGAGACTTACGCTCGCGCGTTCGCAATCCTGCTGTTCTTGAAGGTCAAGCACGACGCGCTGGCGGCCGGCCTGCTGTATTAGGCGACGTCCGCGACACCCGGTCTAACCGACATAGTACCAAACAGACGAGGGGCCCTAGGGCCCCTCGGTGGTTCCTCGTGTCGCCGAGCTACCGTGCTGCCTCATGATCACGCTGATCGCCAGCTCCCTTGCGCAGACGAATGATGCGCTCGTCCTTCAGCATCTCAAGACTTTCGTCGCCGTTCAAGAACTCCAGCCAGAGCTGAGCTGCCCAGCGGTCCATCCACCTGGCGATGTCCTCGAGTGTCTTCGCCTCATCGACTTCGGCACCGTCCGAGGCGGTGAACTTCAGCGGGGTCTTGGTGACATCAACCCAGTACGTGTACGATCCACCGTTGATGCCGATCGGCTGTGGCAGCTCCTTGAGCTGTCCGAGTGGGCTGTAGTCCTTTTGAGGCTTCTTGCGGGCCTCAGCGAGCTGGGAGAGCAACATCAGGGTTTCCTTTCGTGTCCGCCCTATTTACTGACCGACCGGTCAGGACGCCCCAGCTGGCACCTCGTGGTTCGGTGTCAAAGCCACACTCTCGAAGCTGCTTCGCCACCCAGGTCATGCGCTCGTCCTGCGTCATGGCATCGAAGAGCTCACGGTACTGCGGATCGCTGATCAGCGCCGCAACACTGAAGGTGATGTCGACGAGACGTTGGAGCTCGTTTTGCATGTCAACCTGGCGTGGTGAAGATCCAGAACGGATCGTAGTTCTCGTTGTACGCTGGCTTGTCGTACTTCACAAGCCAGCCCTGAGCCCGGTAAGCCGGTTCGAAGTTCAACCAGCTGTTGCTGAACACGGTCTGACGGCTAACGCCCAACATCTCAGTGATCGCTTCAACAAGCTCGTTTTGCTTGATCACGATTCTGGAGGAACCGGCCTTGACAAGCATATCATTGATGATGTCGAAGACCTCATCAGGGATTTGCGCGCCAGTAGCCTGAGCTTGAATGACGTCTTGAGGCGAAAACGCTTTCATCGTGGAGGAATCAACAGATGGATGGCGGCCATGATCAGCAGCACGATTGAGGCTCCGGCAAACGCGAACCCCAGAACCGCCACATAAGTTAGTGCCTCAAGATTGACGCCTGCGATCATGAACATGAGCGCCCACGGCAGAAAACGCCATAGGCCTTCGCCAAACCCCATGATGATTCTCTTGAGAACGAGCACATGTCATTGTAGACTCAGAAGCGTGCTCCGGAAACGAGCCCTGGGAGCTAGGCTCCCAGGGCGGTTTTGCGCGAGATCAGGCGGCGAGCTGTACGGGCGCCGCCTTCGGGGTCACGGCGATGCTGCCCAGCGTGAACTCCTCTTCAGTGAGATGTTCCTTGAGCAGCTCGCAGAACGTGTCGTACCCGATGAAGCCGACGCGGTACGCCACCGCGGCCTTGCGCAGCGCGTCGAAGCTGTTCTCCTCGAGCTTCTTCTTGTTCAGCGCCTGGAAGGCCAGGCGCTCGGCGAAGCGCGGGCCACGGTTCATGAGCTCGGAGATGCGACGCAGCGTGGCGTCACGCTCGGCCTTGGGGATCTCGTTGAAGGTCTCGAGCGTCATGCCGATGCCGAACGAGCGCGTCATCGCGGTGTACGCTTGGACCAGGACCTGCTCGGTGATGGGTTGGCGGGCTTGGGTGCTCATGGCTCTCCTTGGTTGGGTGATCAGGGCTTCTCGGGAACGATCTTGTCGTCGCGCAGGAGCTTCTCCTGATCGACGGTCGGGAAGCGCAGCGAGGCGTGCGCCTTGTCCTTGCCCTTCGAGACTTCCTGGTACTTGACCACGAGGGTCTTGCCCTTCCAGTTCTTCTCGAAGTTCTTGACGAAGTCCTCGCGCTGTGCGTCGGTCCAGCCGCTGCCGACGCCGACCTCGAAGTACGTGCCGTCCTCGAGCCAGCCGTGTCCGTTCACGCGGCCCATGCGCTGCGCGTTCTTCTTGCGACCGAACTCCCAGGAGTCGATGCGCATGTCGGCGTCGTAGAACTTCTTGACCTTGCACCAGTCAGCGGTGCGGTCCCACTTGTACGTGGCGCTCAGCACCTTCAGGATCAGGCCTTCCTGGCCCTTCGGCATGCCTTGGAAGCCGGGGGTCGTCACCCGATCCAGCTCCTTCATCATCTCGGTGTGCGAGTTCACGAGCACCGAGTCGGTCAGCGTGATCTTCTTCAGGTCCAGAACCGCGATCACGTCGGCGATGTGCTCACGCGTTTCGACCATCGTGATGGCCGTGCGCTGCGCCTGCCAGTCAGTGAGGGGCATCAGGAAGAACGCGCGGAAGATCATGTTCGCGCGGGCCTCGGCGCCTTCCTTGCCTGATTTCTTGGCGTTGATCGTGTCGATGTATGTGCGCGCCATGCGCTCGCCATCGAGGATGAAGTCGTACCCGAGGTGCTGGCGGATCTTGATCAGCTCATCGTCGAACAGGCCGACCATGTGCTCGGCGACCTTGCCGCTGCGTGAGTAATGCGTCACGTCGTACACACCACCCGTCTCGGTCACGATCGCGACGTTGCGCTCGCCATCGTACTTGATGTCGGCCAGGCACGGGTACGAGATCTCCTCGAACTCCTCATCGGTCGTGCACTTGTCGGCAAGCATGACCTCGAACGTCGGGACCGGCTCGTTCGGCCAGATCTTGTTGAACGTGTCGGCGGAGAAGCCGGCCTGCAGGTCCTTGTCGATGATGCGGGCGATGTACGCCGCGGTCTCGGGCGTGAACTCAGCCAGCAGGTTCGTTGCGGCGGCGCGGGCCGCGTTGCCGGTGAGCTTGCGCGAGATCAGCTTCTCGAGCACGATCTTGATGAACGTCAGCGCGTCGGGGCGGTCGGTGCTGGAGTACTGCTCGGGCCGGTCGAACTTCTTGATGCCGAACACCAGGTACGGATCCATCGCGTACCGCACGAGCTCTCGCGCGGTGCTGTCCATGCCCTTGATGGCGCGCTTGATCACGTCCTTCGATCCCGGACCTGAGGCCTGCTCGCAAGCCTTGATCGAGGCGACGAAGTTCTGGATGGTTTGGCTCATGTGCTCTCCGTGACGATAGGGAGATTATAGACCGAGGATTTGCTCGTGTTCGAACCAATCTGTAACGGGAGCCAGTCGTTACAGTTCACGGACTCAAGTACTCGACCAGCTCCTTGAGCGGCATCTCGAGAAGGCGTTCACGGCTGAAGACCTCGCGCTGGCGAGCTTCTTCCAGCGCCTGCTCGAACGCCTTCTCATACGCCGTGTTGATGGCGGCGCGACGGGCCTCTTGATCCTCGACCATCATCTGCCGCAGGCGCCGGTGGCTGTCGATCAGGGTGTCCAGCGTGAACGGGGTGTGCAACCCAAGTTCGGTCGAGTACTTGGCGATCATGTCATCACGAGCACTTTTCTGCTCACGATGAAGGCGCAGGATCTCGAACTCCTCTTCCGAGAGCTCGTACATCAGGACTTTTCTCATAGTTCACCTCTGAACCAAAGCGCAAGCATTGCGAGGCCGGCCAACAGCAAGATCGAGATCGTCTTGTAGCTGACCAGCGCCCAAACCAGCACGGCGAGCTTCATGCTGTTGTCACCGATCTGAGCGTCGTCGTAGAACGCCTTCCAGACCGCGCCGATGATGAAGCCAAAGAACCCGATCATGAGCTGGTACGGCGCGTGCGCCGAGTTGTCCTGGATGAACATCAGGTGCAGCAGCATGCCGGCGCTGATCAGCATTGTGGCGTTATGGAGCTTCATCTTTCTCTTTCACGACCTCGAAGATCGGGAAGATCTTGGTCGAACAGAACACCATCGTCGCGCCGAAGATGATGCCAACGAAGACATCCTCAAACTGCGCCTGCAGCACCATGATCGGCACGATCTGCAGCAGGCGGAGTGGGCGCGTGACCAGCTTCTGTTTTTCCAAGCTTCTTGTCCTTTCGATGGAGTTCACAAGAGGGTTCTTGACGACGGCGACCGTTTACGACCGGGTAGATCACGACGACACGCTCCTCACAGCCAGGTGATCGGCACTTGTACGGGATAAGGCCCATGTACGTGCCGACGTTCGTACGGGCAGAGCCTTTGTACGCGAACATGCCGCACCTAACGCAGCGATAGACCGCGCGGCACTTCTCGACCGGCTGGAAGGCGTGTTGCTCGCAGGTCATGCGACCTTCCACGCCTCGATGAACTTCGGCCCGACATCGAGTGAGACGAAGTCGCGGCCCTGCATCCCCATCTCGCTGTACCCAATGTCCTGGGACTCGGGCGGCACCAAGTCGCTCAAGTACTGCTTAAGGTTCTTCAGGAAGACCGGGTCGGTGTACACCAGGCCCTGCTCGGCGGTGTTCCAGGTCTTCGTGTCGAAGTGCACCCGCAGCTCGCCGGCGAGGTACGCACCACCGTCGTTCTCGTGCTCCATACCATGGACCTCGAGCTTCGTGACGCGCAGCGTGCCTGCCGCCGTCGACCAGAGCCCTTCGCCACCCGTTCGCAGACACACGTCGCAGTTCCGGTCCTCGAACTCGAACGTGCCGTACTCGTCACCGCTGGGCTTGAACTTCATTCGTCGTCTCCTTCGACGCCTTCCATCAGGTCCTGGCAGCGCAGCACGAACAGCTCCTGCTGCTCCTTGGGCAGGCGCTTGAAGCCGGTCTCCAGGCGCTTGAGCATGTCGTCGACCTGAGAGATCGACAGGATCGCGCCGCGCTTGGCACGCTTGCGGGGCTTGACCTCGATGGACGAGGTGTCGTACTTGTGGTACGTCGCCGGCTTGAGGCCGAACTTCTCCATGACGGAGCGCCATTCCTTGCCGTGCGACCGGACCTTCTTGACGGTGGGCTGGCCCTTCTCGACGACCGTCTTCGTGCGACCGAACACGACGCGGCAGACCAGGTGCGCGACCTCGTGTCCGACGGTCTGCTCGATGAAGTCCGCCTCGTTCTCGTAGCACAGGATCAGGTTCAGGCGGATCGTCCAGTCGTCCTCACCGCCGGTGATCGCGTACCCACCGAACTTGTTCTTGACGTCGTACCGGATCTCGGGCGCGTCCTGGAACTTGGCGGCGTGCTCGGGCCAGATCTTGGACGACAGGTCGAGCAGCTCACGAGCGCGGCGCTCGACCTTGGCCCGCAGCTCGGGGGTCAGGAGCTTGCGCTCTTGGACGGGGGCCAGCATCACTTGGCTCCCTTGAGCATGCTCGCCATCATCGCGGCGTCGTACAAGTACGGCTTGCCGTCCTTGTCGCGCAGCACGGCCTTCGAAGCGCGCATCCCGATGAACTCCATCAGGCCGCGCGAGGTCTGGACCTTGCGGTGCAGCATGCTCTCGTCCAGCCCGACGACGAAGCCGTTCCGGCGCAGATCGCGCAGGAAGCGCGGGTCGATGGCGTTCGGGTTCGCTTCGCGCTCGCTGAACATCAGCGTGGCCTTGAAGTCCGTGGCGCTGTACCGGATCTGCGAGGCGCCGGCGACCAGGCCGTGCTTCTCAGCAAATTCCTTCAGGGTCTTGTCGAGCTCGCGGTGCAGCTCGGCGATCTTGGTCTTATCCAGCATCATTGATCCTTGGAGTTGATCAGCGGGTTGATGGGTGCATTCTATAACGCTATCAAAACCCAGGAAGATCAATCTGTAACGGCCTGACAGCCGTTACACCTTCCGTGCAACCTAAATATCGGGACTCACCGGAGAACTAGATGTCCAAGAAGAAGATCCCAACCTTGATCATTGAACACGTGTCGGATCAAGGCAACCTTCACCTGCTCTCGATGCTTGAACACCGACGTGAGAAGTACCTGGTGATCGTCGACAACATCGACGAAGAGAACGTGTACGCGTACGTGCTCGACCAGGCGCAGCAGGAGGGACTCGATCTCAAGGTCTTCATCCACATCGCCGAGACCTGGCTGAACACGTCGTCTGGTGGCTATCCACTGTCCTTCGAGCTCTCAAGAATCGGGATGACGACAGCCGCGCGCCGGATCTACAAGACCTTTGACCTGGCGTACGTCACTCGTCTGGTTGGTCGCGCCTTCAGCTTCGACCTGACGACACCGATTCGCGTGCGCCGTCGTCGTGCAAACATCGTTCCAGCCGGGATCGAGATCAGACCGAAAGCACGCGTGTCGATGCTGACAAGCCGTATCGTTCCCTGAGCCAGGACAAGAACAGCGCTTCTAAGTTGTCGCCCAACACCCCGGGTTCTGGGAGCTCGGTGAGCTGCAGCTCCCACGTCACTAGGTCATCGAGAATTCGAAGCTTGGTGGTGACCTCTTCCAAGGCGACCTTGCCGCTCTTGATCCGCCGAAGCTCGTCAGCGTTCTCACGCGGGAACGTGATCTTCTTGGTCCGCAGGAGCTCAATGACCTGCTCGTAAACGCGAACCGCATGGGACAGGGACTTCCAGTCCACATCCGTGCTAGCGGCCTTGGTGCTGCGCTCACCGTACTGGTCACGCAGCTTGACCACAGCAGTCTTGAAGTTCTCGAGTGTCGTGGTCTCAAGGTACTCACGACCATTGAGCTTCAGGGTCCGCATGACCGTGTTTTGGTTCGTGCTGGTGCCGAGCTCCAGACCCGTCATGGCCGCGATCCGATCCATGACAGTTCCTGGCTCGTGCTTCATGGCCTGCACCGCTGCGAGCTGGGTGCACAGTCGCACCGCCAGCCCGGTGGTCTTGAAGGCCTGCTCGAGCTCCTCGATGCTGGCGATGGTCTGCACGGCGTTGTTGTACCGTTCACCACGACGCACGTAGTCGAAGGTCTGCTTGATCGCGAAGCCGACCATGCCGCTCACGTTCCGATGCACGAACACCGTGCAGAGCAGATGACACAACCCGGTGAAGGCAGTCTCACTGAACCCCATCTCAAGCCGGTCCTTCATGCCTTGGGCGAACGCGATCTCAACCGCGTACGCTTGACCAGTCATGAAGTCGTTCACGAACTTCTGGACGGGGATGATCTCCTCTTCCCAACCTCCGGGCGGCATTGGAACCTCTTCGCTGATCGAGTTTCCATCGGCGTCGAACTTGCGCTTGCGCACCTGGAGTCTATGCCCCAGCAGCAAGTCGTCAATCGATGGTAGAACGATGACCTTGTAGTCGAAGTCCGATGTTGCGGTGTTTGTGCCATACAGGTGAGAACCATACAGCAAACGTGAAAGCTCAATCATGATCGTCCTTCGTGTTCGTCCCAAAGCCCCTCGAGCTCACGCTTGAGCGAGTCTCGTTGTTGGTCATACAGCTGGTTCAGCTCAGTCTGCAGGGCCTCGAACTCGGCAAAGATTCTGGCCTGCCGGTCGATGAGCTCCTGAGGTACCGTGATCAGCATGTTCACAGGTTGAATCCAACCTCTATCGTCCAAGAACTTCTGGTCGATCAGGTGGAAGACCGTCATCTGGTCGAGTTCAACTCTCGCGTTCGTCATTGAAGGGTCTTGTGGTCAGGAAAGACGTGAACGTCGGGGCGCTCGAGCGTCTTTTTGGCGATGGCCATCATTGTACGCTCTTCGAGCTCACGAATATCGTCGCGTGTGAGGTCATCGTCGTCGAGCTCACCGTGCAACCAGGCAAGCAGCCGCTTCTGTTGTTTGTCTTTCATAGGCGATCCTGCTCAATCAGGTGAAGCTGCAACCAGATCACGTACGCGTAAGACAGTGCGTGCGATTTCTTGAATGAGTACGTGCCGTCCTCTCGCGACCACAGCAAGTCACGCGCCATGGTCTTGGACTTCAGGTACAACGGCAGAAGCTGCCGCTTACCAGGTCGGATCAGCGCAAGCGCATCAGCTAGGTCGATCAGCGATGCGGGCTTGAGCTTCTGCAGCAGCTCACCGTGCTGTGAGAGCTGGAAGAGCTTAGGGTGCACGCTGGGTAGCTGCAACAATGTCCAGTCCGGCTCAATCTTCAGGAGCTCGTCGATCTCACGACGGGAGCTGAAGTGCGCGTACACGTTCAGGTGCAAGAAGTCGATCTTGAAGTACCCAAGGACCTCAGCTTCTTGGTATGGGATCGCCGCCAGCCCAGTCAGCGGATCAGCCGAGATGGCTTGCGGGTACACGCCGCAGGGGTGCGGCGTGAGCTCGCCATCTCGAACGACGGCCGCCCGCACCCAGTTGAAGTACCGCTCAGGATCAAACGTTGGGACGACGTCGATGTCAATATCCATTGAACTTCATCTGCCTTGGCAGATCCTCGATGAAGCGCACGAATGAGTACACGTCGTCGGTCTCACACAGCAGCACATCAAACAGGCCGCGCTTGTATGACTGGATGTTCAGCATCAGCATGAACAGCAGCGGTTGATAGAACCGCTGTGTGCTCTCAGGAAACCCGACGAAGGTCGAGTGCGGGCTCAAAGCCCCTCCTGCTCGCAAGCTTCCCGGAACAGACGGGCAAGCTCACGGTTCGCATTCAGGCGGTTGGCGTACGCCATGAAGTTCACCGCCTCGTTCATGATGTCGCGCTCGTACTGCGCAAGACCTGCAGCCCATTTCAGGAACTTCGGCGACACCACAAGGACCCATGGTGACAGCTTGCGACGACGCACTAGCTTTGCCAGCTCAATGGCCCCAAGTTGCTGAAAGAGCTCGGAGACCTCACACCCATGATCGATCGCCATGAGCTTGAGCTGCTCGAGGGACTCAACGAACTGCTGCTCCGGTGGGAAGGTTGAGTCATAGTGCTGGAGGTACAGCTCGTATGTGTTTGACCGACACCACAGGACAGGCTGCGTCCCGCTGTCTACCATGAGCTTGATGAATGAGCTCACGTTTGGAATGGCGGTCTTGTCGGCCCACTCAGCGAACTTGATGAAGTGATTGTACTGTCTGGAGGTCATGAAGGTCTCAGCCGGTGGCACCGAACGGCGCTGCAAGCGCATCCACTCGCCGTACGCCGCGTACGCAGCTTGGCCGACTGGTGAACGCAGTTGATCGAGACGATCGCGCTCTCGGCAGTGATGCTTCATGAACCCAAGTTCGGTCATGAAGTCGCGGGTGCAGAACTCGCACCGCCAGACCTGGGTCTTTGGGGCGACCTCGTCAGGCTGGTTTCTTCTTTCTTGCGCTGCTTTTCGGAGCTGCTCCCGATCCATCACGGTCCTTTGCGAGCTCGGCTTTGAGCTTCTTGATTGCGTCAGCGTCCCACCCAGCATGTTCAGCACAATGTAACACGTCCTCTGAATCAAGCAACCCAAGATATTGTTCGGCTTCTCGAGCCGAGACCTCGTACATGTCCTGCACGGCCTTGACCGCGAGCCTAGTTGAGCTGGTGCTTGGGCCCTTCAACCACGTGACTCGCTTCGAGCCGGTGCAGGATGACGCCAGGAGCTTGAACAGCAGGGCCTTTTCAGTGCCAAGGCTGAAGATGTACTTGTTCGCGAACTCGTTCAGCCGAACGATCTGCGCCCGGTCACTTGTGCCGCTCAACCACCGCATGATCACGAGCGGGTGCGCGGCTTTCTTGCCCTCGTCCGCCAGCGAGTCATACCATTGCAGATCGCGCCTGTTCAGACTGCCGAGCCCGGCAAAGAGGTCAAAGGCATCGCGATCAGCCATCAGAGCGCACCAAGCTCAATGAACAGCGCCGCGATCTGAATCTCGGGGTCAGCCACGAAGGCATGCTGGTACTGGTACTGTGCCAACAGCACGACCGCCTGGTCTTGCTTGCCCTTGAGGCGCTTCACACGGTCAAGGTTGTCGAACAGGAAGCGGTACACGTCCTGTAGCTCTTCCTTGGTAGCCGACTCACAGACCAGCTTGCGAGCCCCGCCCAGATCATCGGCCTCCAGCAGGGGTAGCAGCTGAAGCTTCCAGTCCTGGATGCTCTGGTTACCTTGGATCTTGAGCTTGCCGGTTCTTGAACCAGCTTCGAGCAAACTGAAGGTACGACGAAGGTCTGGGTAGCTCGCCGTCAGCACGCGCTCCAGATCATCGAGCTCGAACTCGACACCCTCCTCCGCAAGGATCTCCGCCATGCGAATCAGCACGTCCTCTCGAAGAGGCTTCGAGAACTCGACGTGATGGAACCGCGACTGCAATGCCGGGATGATGCGGTTCTTGTAGTTCGCCGTGGCAACGAACCTGCACGACGAGCTCGTGCTCTCGATCAGATCACGCAGCAGGGCCTGACCATCATTCGACAGGTGGTCGATCTCCTCGAGACGAACGACCTTGAACGACCCCATTGGCATTGTGAAGGCGAAGACCTTGACCTTGTCTCGCAGCGCCTCGATCTTCTCATCTGAGCAGTTGATCTTCAGCACATCGGCCGGATCGACCTGCAGGTCGTTCATTAGGGCCAGCGAGATCGTGCTCTTGCCAACACCAGGGGACCCAGTCAAGAGCAGGTTCGGCAAGGTCTGGTCACGAACCAGACTTGTGAAGTACTGCTTCTCGTCTTCCGACCCAAAGATCACTTGCTCAATGGTTTTGGGTCGGTGCTTCTCGACCCACAGCTTGTTCAGCATCAGCTTTCCTTGACTTGTGCGGCAATGGTCTCAGCCGCTTTGCGTAAACGGGCATTGAACCAGCGTCGGATGACGTAGCTCCGAACCAAGCTGATCAGCGTGAAGTACGCCCCGATCTCGAGATTCGTCGAGAGCGGCACACCGTGGATTCCAACCAATGGAAAGACCACGATCTGAGAGGCGATCGCGACCACAAACCCAATGACGATGTTCAGTGCCGCTTCAATCAGCGATCCAAGCTTGCTTTGCTCCATGGAGCAATCTTACTTCTGATCTCGATAGTGCGCTGCTGAATCTGTAGGGTGATCGTCAAAGCTCACCGTGGTGTCGGCGCGGACGCGATTGAGTGAGCTGTGATATGGTCGAGCTGGTGACGTCATGGGAGGCGGCTGCAGATCACGGAGCTTGATCTCCTTCCGGTCCACAATTGGTTTCGGTTCTGCCGGTGGAGCTGAAGGCATCTCCTCGGGCACCGCCTCGGCGACAACAGGCGACGCCGGAGGCACCTGAACAGGCTCTGGTGTAGTGGCCTCAGTCGGCTTCATCGGTGGCACCGGTGGGGTCGCTGGAGCTGGAGGCTCTTGGGGTGGCGGCCCCGGGCGGCGATGACGTTCCCAGAGGAAGTTACCTGCTACGATCAGGAAGACGGCCAGCGGGTCGAACACGAAGATGATCAGCGCGATCACGTACTTCGCGGCCTCTTCGACTGGGATGTCGAAGGCCTTCGAGATCGCCACGATCGGACCAGCCTTAGCTTCAGTCGTGACTTGCTCGATGCGGAGCGTTGGCAGCTCTCGATCAAGCTCCTCGAGTCGAGCCGTGATGCGGCGCTGCTCAGCCTCGAACTCCCGCATGACGTTCACGCGGGTTCGACCGTAGTTCGCTGGCAGGTTTGCAACCTGGTTGTCGATCTGTTGCTTGCGTGCCAGCAACCTTGTCTGCTCTTCACGCAACGCCTCAACCTTCAGTGCGATCTCCTGCGTCCCAACCATCGCTTTCTGGAACTCAGACGTCAGATACCCCGCCGCTCCGGCAGAGGTGATCAGCATCGTGATGCAGGTTGCCAGCACCGCGTACACGCGCATGAGCTTACTCAGCTCACGCCAGTACTTGTACAACAGTGAGACCACGATGATCTTGCCGACGTCGAGCGCGATCGCGACCGCAACAATGATTGGGTTGGCACCGAAGAAGGTGCTCAACCCGATGACTGAAATCAGGGTCGCGAGGGCCTCAATGGAGAGCGCCGTCGCGAAGGTCAGGACGGCGAAGAACATCAGAACCCGTACGTGCTAGCTTCGTCGTTGGTGACGGCGAGGATCTTGGAGTCGTCAGTCTTCCAGACCTTCTCTCCCTCAAAGACCTCATGTCGGGTCCACTGCAGCGGCTCAATCAGGATGAAATCACCTTCCACAACACCGTCGACATCTGGGCCGACCGCGGTCACGCGCGCCCAACGTGGAGTCTTGTCCTGAGCTGACCTCAGTGCCGGGATGATGATGGTGCCCTTGGTGCGTTCTGTGAACTGACCCTTAGAGCCAGCAGTTTCATCGAGGAACGAAAAGAGCACGGTGGTCTTGAGCGGGCGGAGCTTCATCTTACTTTCGCTTTGGGGCGGTTTTGTTGGCGACTCGCGAGGCTTCGGCAGCCTCAGCTGAGAGCTTCATGAGTTCGGCGACAGCCTCGGGCGGTTGGCTCTTGACTCCTTCGCGCTCCTCGATCGCGGTCTTGCGCTCCGTGACCTGCTTTGGAACAGGTTTCGCGGCGAGCTGAGACTTGATGGCGAGGAGCTCGAAGTCAACAACTTCTCCTCGAGCGCTACGAATAGTGTGAGGCATGGGGTCTCCTTAAAGCCCTTTGTGGACGTTGTTTATTTACCCCTGCCGGCCAGCGTCTAATGCATGAACTCCTCCAGGTCGACATCATGTAAGATCGGATCTACGACATGCAGTCCGAGCAGGAACAGCACGTACGAAGCACAAGACGATCCTCGGCCGACGCCCCAGACAACGTTCTTCTCCATGAAGACGTCCAGGACGTACATGATCGCTCGAAGCAGGTCAAACAGACCCCGTCGCTCGAACTCAAGTAACTCGGTCTCTAGCCTGGTTCGAGCAAGTCCCAGGTCGTAAGGCGGGTGCTGCCGCTCGAAGAGCGCCCAAAGCTTCGCCCGTACGTCGAGCTCCATGTACTCTTGTGGAAGCTTCCAGGAGAACCGTAGCGTCAGTGGATCATTCAGCCCATCAAGGAGCTGCTCGTACGGCAACTGCTCATTGAAGATCTGTACGTCAGCATCTGGAACTGGCACGCGAAGATCGGCGGGCTCGAGCCCACGAAGAAAGAACTTCGGGACGTCAGCAGCCTGGACGATCGAGACACCGTCGTACCTGAGCTCGCGGTCTTTGAGCTTGGTTGAGCTCATTTGAGCTGATCGACCTTGACGCCGCGCTTCAGAAGAAATGCGATTCCTTCCGTGTCACGGTACTGTTCTCTAAAGACCACTCGTTTGATCTTTGCTTGTTTGATGAGCTTGGCGCACTCTTTGCATGGCGACATCGTCACATACAAGGTCGCGCCCTGAGCGCCAACACCACCGTTTTCGGCGATTTTCGCCAGGGCATTGCTTTCGGCATGCAGCACCTCTGGTTTAGTTTTGAGGGTCGGTGTTAGGGTTGGATCATTGATATTGATCGCCCAGTGCTCGCACGTGTCATCCTCATCACCAGCGGGCATACCATTGTACCCGTCACTAATGATTTGTTTATCCTTGACGATCAAGGCACCAACCTGTTTGCGATTGGCCTTGGAGCGCTTGGCCCAAACCTCGGCCATCTGCATGTACGCCTCATCGAGGTCAATGCGGTTTGGATTGATTGTGATTGGTTCCATGATTGATTGTACGTGAGAATGCAAAAAGTGTCGTCACAATATTATGACGACACCTTCGGGAGTTCGTGATGCTCAGATGATCAGGTTGAAGCCAAACACCAGCCCAATCAAGATCATCGCAATGCTGAAGATCGTCTTGACAACACGAGCCTCATCAGAGTACGTGACTCGAACGACCCTACGACGAACCCACATGCCCTTGAGATATGGGATGTGCTCGTACTCGATGTTTGTCGCGCCGATCTTAGCCCGCCAGGCCACAGCCGCCAAGGTCAGACAGATCATCAGCAAGGTGATCCCAGACATAATCTGCAAGATGTCTTGACCAACGATCTTGTACACGATGATCGCTACCGTGATCTTGCCGAGCGTGGTCTGAGAGAACTCGTTCGCCGCGACTCCGACCTCACGAGCCGCGCTCACCATGGCCCGTCCCATGTTCGCACCAAGCTCGCCCCAGGCTTCCGCCTCCTGACGAACGGTAGCTGAGATGTTCTCAGGTTGGGCCTTGAGCTTGCTGACCTGCTCGTTCAGCGCCTTGACCTGTTCTGGGGTCAGTCCCTCAGTCGAGATCTGAGCGAAGCTGAACTGGCTGAAGATCAGCAGCGCCAGCAGTACCAGGTACTTCACTTGACGTTCACCACTTGGTTGCCAGGGGTGATGATGCAGTTCGCCGCCTTCTCGCAGGCCTCAGCCCAACGGCGGTTGATCTCGATCTCCATGAACTGCTGTGGAGTCAGGCCCATGCTGTTCCGGTACGCGTTGTCAGCCTGGGCCTTGGCGATCTGCTCGGCCTTGCGCTGCAGCTCAGCAGCTTCGGCCTCGATCAGGGTGCGTCGACGTTGCTGCTGCGCGGCGGTGGCGTTCATCTGCTCAAGGACACTGGCGTTCGGCTTGGCACGACCCAGTGAAACACCGAGGATCTCAATCGGCAGGCCCTGGTCAACGACGTGCTTGACCAGTGCTTGCGTGACCTCGTTGTCGACGGTCTGCGCGGCGCTGACGTCAGACATCATCTCTGACATGGACTTCTTCTTGACCGCTTCACGAACGATCGCGAGGTACTGGCGCAGCACGTTGTTGTTGAACCAGTCCTCGCCGAACTTGTCGACGAGCTTGACTGAGTCGGTCACGCGGTACTGGATCGTGCTCTCGAAGTCCAGCAGGATGTTGTCAGATGAGCTGAAGTCATCGACCTTGACGTTCTCGGAGGTTGGCGTGACTCGCACCGTGTACATCGTGCTGGTGCGCCACAGCAGGATCCGACCTTCACGCAAGGGTTCAGGACGAACGCCTGAGCTGCCGAAGAAGTACGGCTTGTCGACGATCACACCATGATGACCAGGCTCGACGGTCTCAGTGTACATGAAGGCGAACCAGCTGATGAACATCCCAATCAGCGAGATGATGCCCAGCACGATGATCGCCACGAAACTTTGTCCTGCTCTGGTCATGGAATCCTCCTAGAAAGGAGGGCATCATAGCATAGCAAGATTGACGTGCATAGGGTACTTGGGTCCGTTGCACCAAAAACGACCGAGGGGCCCTAGGGCCCCTCGTCTGTTTGGTACTATGTCGGCCGGGCCGAGTGTCGCAGTCGTCGCCTAGGTGTCGAGGCGAACCGCTCGGATCGCCCTGTTCGCCTCGCAAAGGATCTGGGCCTCGAGGACGCTGAAGATCCCGAGGTACTCGTCGCCTTCCCAGAGCTCGTACCTCATGCGGCCTGCTCCTCGATCAGCTGGCGTATCAACTCGTTCGAGCGCTCGAGCGGCACGGCGGGGACCGCGGCGTTCGTCACCAGATTCGGCTTGGCCGCGATCCTGGTGGCTCGCTCAGCGGCCGTCTCGGGCTTGAGCTGTAGCGTATGCAGCACGTACTTCATCATCACGGTCATCGGGACCTCGATGTACGGCAGCTCGGGCCAGAACTGGACCTCGCCCCAGTTCCCGGTGCGCAGGAAGGTCTTGAAGGACTCCATGTGCTCCTGGTTCGTCGGGTCGAAGATCTCACGCGACACGAGGCGGGCCTGACGCAGAATATCCGACACGTTTACTCCTTGATGTATCGATGGAAGCGAAGGCCAGAGACCAGGCTCTTATCCACAGCCTGATCGCTGACGCAGGTGTAGAGCTTACCGTTCTTCATGACGACCTCGAGGCCGAGCAGCTGGTCCTCTGGACTCGAGCTGATGAAGAACATTGGGACCATGCCGAACGGTGCTTGCTTGACGATGTCGTCGATCGGCCGCTTTTCGGTCACGAACGCGTGCGTAGGGAAGCTCACCACTGCACCTTCGTGTACACATTCGCGACCGTCGTGTTGTCATGGTACTCCCAGACAACCTTCATCACGAGCAGCTCCATGGTGGGCGGCATCTTCGAGTTCCTGACGTAGTCACCAACTCGTGGGACCACCATCGGCGCGTTGCCTTGCGAGACCGTGACGATCTCACCTTTGTGGATGATGTTCAAGACGTAGATCATGATCTCAGAAGGAGTAGTTCTTGTGCGGAATGCGGCACTTGACCTGCCAGCCAGCGTTGGAGTCTGGCTTGTAGCACGGCTTGAGCGGCGCGAGCGGGTTCTTGATCACCAGCCCCTCGTCCTCTGGAGCGAGGTTGTCGAACATCTGGGCAAAGCCCTCGTCGAAGCACTTGGCGATCGTAACATACGGGCTGACTCGGACTTGGTCGCCTTCGTCCTTGCCTTCGAAGCGATCGTGCAGCAGAACCTGGCGGTCGGCAAAGGTGGAACCCACCAGGTAGTCGCCGTTCGACACCAGCACGTCGAAGATGTACAGCTGGTCCTTGGGTCCGCCGGCGACCTTGGAGTGCAGCAGCTCAGCGACGTACACGTTCCAGGCTTTCGGGCCAGCGAAGAACGAGATGTGCTCGCGCTTCGGGGACCAGAGCTTGTGGTCGTCGTTGTGACGGGTCTTGAAGATCACCTGGGCGCCGCGAGCGAACACCAGCGTGCAGGTCCCGTTTTTCTTCTTCTGCGCCCACCAGCCCTTGTTCTCGTAGTACGAGAGCTGCGGACGAGCGATCTTCTGCTCGGGGCGCGGAGGCCAGAGGTATTGGTACTCGGCGTAGTTCATGATGGCATTCTACGCCAAACCCAGGTCAACCCCGTTACATCGTTACAGCTTCGGTGCTCGATGTGGTTTCCTACGAAGGAGTCCCTTCCAGTACACGAAGCCATGTCGCTGGTACCAGGCCGTGAGTTCATCTTGAGTCAGCCCGCCAGTCGCCGCAGGTTCGAGAAAGAGTGTGATGCGTTCTTGATCGGCGTCGTTCAGGATCTGCTGCATCAGCGCGCGACCGTGCCCGTTTCCACGAGCGGCCTCGGGCACGTTGATGCGCGTGATGATCCGCCCAAGGCTGTAGTAGTCGCACAGATCAGCGATCGCGATCGAGTACTCGCTGAGCTTGATGAAGTAACAGGACTTCACCGCACCGGCTCGGGCTTGCGCTTGCCTTCTGCCACGGCTTTCGCGAACGCCAGCGCCGCGCCCTTGCAGTTGAAGTCCGGTCGTTGGAGCTTGCCGTCCACGACTGCTCGCCAGGTCTCGGGCTCGAAGGTCACGGCGTCGTAGCTCATCGGAAGATCCCTTCACGGTAGTGGTAGTTCGCACCGAAGGTCACGCCGTCCTTCTGGATGCCGAACCGCATGATCTCCTCGTCGACCCAGTACGGCGCGCTCAGGTTGCAGTCACCGTACTTCTTGACGGCCGCCTTCTTGATCGTCTCGGGCGACACGTCGAACGTACAGCGCGGTTTGGACACCTGCTTGGTCAGGGCCTTGATGAGGCCCTCGATCTTGAGCCGCTCGTCCATCGTGTCCGGGTACCCCGACATCTCGTCCCACTCGCGCTGCAGCTCGTTCACCAGCTCGGTGACCCTGCCGAGCGGTTCACGCGGCGGAGTCGGCAGCGCGTTCGTCGGCACCGCCATGAACCCACTACCGAGGCAGGCCATGCACTGGTAGTTGTGGTCATCGTGATCGAGACCGCTGCCACCGCAGCTCTCGCACTTGACCTCGAGCTCGGCGATCTTGGCGACCGCCTGCGACATCCACTGCAGCGCGACCTCGATCCAGGCTCGTTCGGTGCCATTTTGGATGGACAGCTCCGCCAACCGGCGGAGCTGGTCAAGCGTGACCTTGACCTTGTCCATGTCAGGCCGCCTTGGCGCCGGGCAACTTGGCGAGCTTGGCCTTCTTGGAGGGCTGCACGATCTCCTTGACGTTGTCGAACAGCGCTTCCATCGGGTAGCCTTCCTCGAGCTTCGGCTTGATCGCCATCGTGGTCATGATCTCGATCGCTGCGCGATGCTTCTTCTCGAACCCGGCGGTCAGCATCTCGTCGCTGACCACGAACTTGGAGCGGCCTTCCTGCTTGACGATGAAGTCCGAGGGCAGGCCGGTGACTTTGGACAGCGCGGTCTCGACCTTGGCCATGAGCTTCGCGTCGGCAGCGTACTCGGGGTTGATGCCGAACATCTCGGTCGTGATGGTCTGCTCGAAGGGCTCGATGCCGAGCTGCTTGAGCGTCGCGATCTCGTCCTCGTTCAGCGCGCTGTTCGTGCCGCGCTTGCGCATCTCGATGCTCGCGCTGGCCATGCCGTCGACGCCGCGGAAGCTCTCGGGACGCGAGCTGCCGGCCATCTCCAGGAACTTCTCGAACCCGCTGCTCTTGAGCTCACCTTCCAGGCTCTTGGCGACGCCTTCCAGGCTGGCCATCAGGGCCTTGATCTCGGCCAGCTGCTGGAGCTGCGGCATCGCGATCTCGAGCTTTTCCTTCTTGGCCTTGGCGGTCTTCGGGGCGGCGATCGTCTTGGCGGTGGAGAACAGACCCATGTGAATGCTCCGTAGGTTGGTCGATAGGTGCATTCTAGCATGGTCAAGAAATCTAGGTCGACAAAAGTGTAACGGGTCCGGTACTTGTTACGACTGTGTGTACTGACCAAGGCGTCTGAACGTGACGATCAGCTCCATCCTGACGGCCGCGGTGATGCTGGCGTTGTGCGCGGCGCCGAAGACCTCAAGCGTGCCTCCAAGGTTAGTCGCGACATGGTGAGCAAACGTGAAGGTCTGAGTGCGGTTAGCACTGAATGGACCCGTCCCGAGCTGTAGGTTCGAGTCAGTGAAGCGCGTGAATGGGTAGGAGCTCACGTACAGGTTATTCGCCGTGTTTCCGGCGTTGAACTCCACGCCATACGACATCTGACCGTTTGGAAAGTCGTTTCCGAGCGGCTCAAAAATCCGACCTGTCACCGAGATCTCCCAAAGCCCGTCTCGCTGGAACGTGAAAACGCCTTCGCTCTCGGTGACGATCTGATCAAGCTCTTGATCAATGCGCTGCACCTGCCAGCTGGAAAACAAGAAGCCATTGAAGGTTTGGTTGCCGCTCAGAAGCCTGAAAACGGAAGGGTTAGCTGCGCCGCCTGGTGCCCAGTACGGCGGTGCGTCTCCGTCGCTAGTCAGAACATCACCTGGGTTGCCGAATGAGCCAGACAGCTCAAGCGCTCCGGAAGTGCGAATTCTCATTCGCATCGAGCCCTCAGTGAAGAACCTGATATCGCCGCTGGGGTCACCAACGCCTGCCCTGATCAACACCGATCCAGCATCGTACTGCGGAGCGTTTCCGGCGTCGATGATCACGTCGCCACCGGTGTTGAAGCC